GCGTCCCTGTACCGCGCTTTGGCGTGCTGGGCATCGATGGTCCGATCGTGTCGCCGGACGATCACGCCGATGCCTTCGCGCAGCAGGTGGCGCTGAAGGGTGTGACGCCCACCATCGTGGCCCACGCCGGCCGCTTCGTCATCGCTCAGGCTCCCATTGCCGCCGGGGCCATCGGCCGCGCGGCCATCAGCGGCGTCACCATCGCCCGCGTCATCATGACCAGCGGCACCGAGACGCGCGCCGACGTCGACAATGGCCAGACCGGCCAGTTGCGATCCGGCAGCGGGCAGGCCCAGATCCTTTGGACGGCCGGTGGCACCGGCACCGTCGATGCGATCGTGCGTTTCGGCAGCGGCAGCGCGCTGCTGCGCCTGGTGGTGACGACGGTGCGCAACGATTACCTCGTCTGCCGGGCGTGGGATGGCACAAGTCTGGGCAGCACGTACTACGTCGCCAAGCCCTTCGAACTGCGGCAGACGCCGTTCAACGGTCTGGTGGATCAGCTTGGACTGACGGTCACCGCGTCCGGCGTCAGCGCCCGCACCGTGACCAACAGCGCCGGCCTGGTCGAGCACCAGGAGATCGTCCCGCCATACCGCACCACCATCTCGGCGGGCGGCGTGGGGCGGACCGAGTTTTACGCGTGGGAGGTGTCGGGCACGGGCGTATTCACCAGCGAAGGATTGCCTGGGGGCAGCCCGGAGCGGGAGCTGACGTTGATCGACCCCAATATGGATGGCCGGGCCTGGGCGATGGTGCCGCAATGACCTACTTCAATAGCGTTTGTCGATCGCGCGCGGGTAACGCACTGGTGACCCGTTCCAGTGCTTCGTCGTACAAGTTCTACAGTCGAAGGCGCTACCCCTTGAATCTCGCCGTCGCCTTCAACCGCAGTAATGCCTGGTGGGGCGATCCCAACGTCGGCGAAACCGGCTACGCCAGCGGCATGGCCCTGCGCGATCCGTATGGTCACGACTGGCATTTCGACTCGGGCCAGGCCCTGTTGGGTGCGGCGGTCGACTCGCAGGGCAATGTCTATTTCAGCGGATATGGCACCACCAGCTGGGTCGGCGGCAACGGCTCGACCGTGGCGAATCTCTGGAAGTTCAATGCCTCGGGGGTGCTGCAGTGGGCAAAAAACGTCGCTTCACTCGCTGTCAATTATCCGATCCATCTGCGCGGGGTGGACGGCAACGATGACCTGTACCTTCAATCCAACAATCGGATTTACAAGGTCGATGGGGCCAGCGGCAGCGAATATTGGATGCACGAAGTCGTTTATCCCACCTTGATTCAGGGCGTCGCGGTGAGCGGCACCGGCGTCGGCCTGGCCCTGGGTTCCTCGACCTCTTACGGTTACCCCTATCCCGAATATGGCGTCATCAAGCTTTCGACCGGCGGCTCCGTCAGTTGGCAAACACAGCTAGGCGTCGTGGTGGATGACGATGGCAATCCCGTGGAGAACGGCGCAGGCAACTTCATGTCCTACGATGGAATCCGCATCAGCGCCGATGGCGATGACAACTTTGTCGTCTATGGTGATGCCAACAGCGAGTGGGGCGGCCCCAATGCCAACCTCTGGCGGCTCAGCGGCTCGGGGGGTTCCATTCTCTGGGGACGAATGGCGAGCCTCCCCGTCCGCCAGGCCGCCTCCGGCGACTTGTTCTGGATCGGCGGTTATGACAGTGCGACAGGCACGGTCCTCGTCGAGAAACTCAACCTCGGTTCGGGCTCGCTTCTGGACACGGTGACCGTCATGAACAACTATCCGACCGTCTTCTGCGGCGATGGGGATGGCGGCCTGGTGCTCGGCGGGCAGGGGCTTGGAACAGGCGGCCACGACCGCAACGTCATCGCCATTCGCCCTGACGGCCAAGAGTACAGCGAGTGGCGCACGGCGGGGTACGTCAACGCGATGGCGATGCGCCCCGTACCCTGATGGATTGCCGGGTCGTGGCGACGGCTGTGGCCGCTGACGGTTGCATTCGGCTTGGATCAGCACGTAATCGTCACCACACCAACTCGGCCCCTGAAATCGCCCGTGCCGACTTCACGTCGGCCGGGCATTTTGCCTCGTGGTAGGATATTCGGTTATCCTTTATTGCTCAGACGGGCGCTAGTTCGGGGATTTGCACATGGGTTTTTGGCACACGGGCTATGCTGAATTCCACGAGGAAGTCGGCTTGGGCGACATCCAAGTCACCGATACCCCAGCACCTCGCTACTGCTGTGACCAGTGTGACGCCGTCTTTGATTCATTGGAGAAGCTTCGAACACACCGATTCGAAGCGCATCCCATTGAACGTCCCTGCCTCCTGATTCGTGGTGTTGAAGTGAACACCCAGCCCCTGGTGATCAAGACCCCGCTCTCGCCCTCCGACATCACTGTGCTCTCGACACAAAACGCCATCCTCAACGACCGAGCAATTTCCGCGAGTTCGCTGGGCGAGGCACTATCGCGTTATCGTGAAGGCACGGCTCGCATCGTGCTGTTGGGTGATATAGCAAAAACACCGAAGACCATTCATTTCATGGTCGCCACACCCGATGACCTCGAAGGTGTGGAGCGTTGCTTCCTCGTCACGGCGTCGGAGGGTCGTCTCGATCGCCGTGCCATTGAGCATTTCATCACCTCAAGCAAACGGTTTCGGACCGCCGAGGCTTACTGTGGGGGCATCTGCGAGTACCTCTACGGCGTGCTTGCCAAGGAACGATCCCGTGCGATTGATGTACCTTACGACCAGTACCGAGACAAACTGAACCGCGCCGTGGACGCGCTCAACGGCATCCAACGCCCGCTAGCACGCCATATATCTGGTCTTGTTGATTTCAACTTCAATCTTCTGCAGAGCGATGAGTGTCGCGCTTCCTCGAGTCGCGTAGCGGCTGCTAGTGCGCGGTTGCGGGCTTGGGGAGATGGACGGATTGCACCTGTGGTTCGGCCTACAGCGCAAAGAACAGCCGTCGATCGCGCACTGACGGATGCCGACACAGAGTCCATTATTGCGTGGATGTGCCAGGATATGGAGGCTCTTACTCAACACGTCGATGAGATTGAAGAATTTTCGCACAAGCCGCTTGCTGAGTTCGACAAGACAAAGTGCCATATCATTCTTGGCGCAATACATTACCAATGCGGCAACGTTGGCTACGCTAGGAATCACGCCCGCGAGCTCTATCACTTGGACAGTCCGCAACTCTCGGCGCGCGGATTACTCGAGGTGATTGAACGCGGGTAGTTGTAGAGAGGTACCGCAGGCGATATGACAGACCAATGGGATAGTTCAGAACTGGCCAGCCATCCGGCTCAAAAGGACGGTAGTGACCGAGCGACACCTTCAGGTGCCAATTCGCAGAAGCAAAGCTCCGACGGCCACACATCGTCGCCTTCGCGAACGGGTTCCAAGGCCAAGAGCCCGAGGTACAACACCTTCGAAGACCTCATAAGGCATCTTTATTCACGCAAGGGACAAGTGGTAAAGCTGACCAAGAAGGACGCTCTGCATCTGGCAGAGCAGGAGATGCCAGAGACGGCGTTCTTCGACGCTGTCGTGCCGGCTTTGGCGAAGTCAGATCGCGTGATGGCCGTACCCGCACAGTTATTCCTAACTGGTCTTCCACATCGCCAAGTGCTTCCCTTGTGGCGACAGATCGAGCGTACGTATCTCGCGATTCTCCACCACTATCCCGCGTCAGCGAGGATACTTGACCTGTTGCATAAGGCGCGGGACTTACGGACATCTCCTTGGCAAGCCCTCGAGGTCGCCGCCGAGACCAGATACATCGCATCTCTCCCGCCCGTGGAATCCGAGAAGCCTTTGAAGAAGGCTGAGCAGGGCAAGTTGCAGCACAACTTGTTGTTCAATGTCGTCCTGTGGCTTAACCAGTTAGGTTCAGCCGACCTCCCGGCGATTGTGCGCGAACTCCACAAGCGACGATGGTCGAGCGCGATTGGCTCGGTACGAAAGCCCGTGGATAGGTTGAAGCTACTGCTCAAGCTGACTGATCATGCTGCGGCCGGCTTGACGGCCTCAGCATTCGCAGTAGAGGCAGACGAGCAAGCAAGACTTGCTGAGGATGCAGCCCGACGAGAAGGGCAGGCCGCATCCGCCCTTGCCAGTTCGGAGGTGAGGGTGCAGGCACTGGAGCAGCAAGTCAAGCACCTCTCGTCGGCAATAGAGGGGCTCAAAGCGGAGTTCACGCAGGCCGAACAGGAACACAAATCCGCGATGACGCATGCGGAGAACGATATGGATCAGTTGCGGTCCCGAGTCACGCGTCGGATGGAAGCTGAGGTTGACTTACTGCAAGAAGGCCTTTTAGCACTCAGGCGCGACCCACCCAAAACGCACGTCATGGACGACCATGCGGAGCGAGCTATAAGCGGACTTAAGGCTGAAATGAGATCACTGTCTGAGGGGAAGAATGCATGACGACGGTAGGATTTGATTTCGGGACCACGAACAGTCTGGTTTCGCACATCGACGGTAATCGTCCGATCAGTCATTTCGACGGGGGGCTGCCGATCCCCTCCGTCGTCTGCTACGAGGGTGGCGACATCATTGTTGGCAAAGAGGCAAAAGACCGACTCGAAGACGCTGGTCTTGGAGTGTACGGAAACATCGTACGGTCGCCCAAGATTCTCTTGCAGGATGACTCGGTCTACGTCGATGGAGTCGAACGCAGCACGATTGACGTAGTGGCGGATGTAATCAAGGGAGTCAAGCGCCAGACGCTCGGACGACGATCAGGTCGGTTGGACTCGCTCGATTCAGCTGTAGTAACCATTCCCGTCACCTTCGAAGGTCAACGACGAGCCAAGCTTCGCGAGGCCTTTAGTCGGGCGGGTATCCGCATCGTCCAATACGTGCACGAACCACTTGCCGCCCTCTACGGCTACTTCCGCTCAGCTGGCGGGGTCAAGGAGAACCTTCGCCGATACGATCGCCGGCACGTCCTCGTATTCGACTGGGGGGGCGGCACTCTCGACCTAACGCTTTGCCGCATCGAAAACGGCATGATCCTCCAGATCGCGAATGATGGAAGCGACGAGGTGGGTGGGGACCGGTTCGACGATGCGTTGAGGAACGAGGTGATTCGGCTTGGCCGCGACGCACAATCCGTTTCAGACAGCGCATCGATCCATCCGGACGCAAATGCACGGCTGCTGCAAAAATGCGAACGTGCAAAGATCGACCTGTCTGAGCGGGACAGCGTCCAAGTGTATGTGGACCACTTCTTCCGTGATGTTGAGAACGACGCGCTAGACTTCAGAGCAACTCGTCACTTCCTCGAGGAAGCCACAAAGCCCATCGTTGACGCCGGTACCGATCGTGTTGACCGCCTCCTGGAGGCCGCGCGGCTGTCTCATCCTCAAATTGGACTGTGCCTTGCAACGGGCGGGATGGTGAATATGCCGGCCATTCAGTCACGTTTGCATGAGCGGTTTGGCCCCCAGCGAGTACGCCTACCTGAATCTGGCGCTGGGGCTATTTCTGTTGGAGCTGCTTGGATCGCTCACGATAAGGCGGGGCTGCGGCTTGCGAAGACTGTTGAGCTCGCCCTTGCGCGACAATCCTATTTGCCGCTGTTGAAAGCGGATACCAAGATGCCAATGCAGGGAGATGTCTGCGGCGATGATTTTGACCTGTATTGCGTCGACCCGCGAGACGGTTTCGCGAAGTTCGAGATCGTATCACCAAAGCGGCCGGGACGACTGGTGCGCCCCAACGATATCCGTAAGGTGCTCGCGACAATGACCGTCAAGATCGATTCTTCGGCGAAGCCTTTCCGCGAGCGGCTCCAGATGAGAGTCGAGGTCGATGAGAACCTGATCCTGCACACCACGGCCGTTTCGCTCATGAACGGCCATCGTGATCACGGTGAGATTCATGACCTCGAATTCTGTGTTTCAGTTGGCATGGATGGGCATGAGCCGGCGAACGAGGACAAGTCGGAGGATGAGCCGCAGGAAGACGACGAGCCCGCGCCGAAAGGTGCGGTCACGCTTCGGCCGAATGTGGCAAGCAGTGCTGATCCCATGCTCGTACCCGGAGAATTGCGGTATGAGCATCAACCGCAAGACTTCGACGTCCGGCTAAACCCGCCTCGGATTCAGGTAGAGGAACGCCTTTATTACGAGCCGTGCAAGTTGTGTGGCCGACCATCGTATGACCCTAGATGCAAATGTGTCTACGGCTCAATGCTATGAAGTGGCTGCTGCGTTACTACATCAGCGTCGGGTGAGACGTGTCTCGCCTACTTAGGATCGGTTAGCTTCGCCTTCATCCTGAAGTACGTGGCACGTGAACAACCTGTCGCCGCAACAAACCGATCCACACGCTCCTTCTCGGCAGTGAGGGACTGGTCCTGCTGTAATGCGAGCAGACATCCCGCACGCGGGTCAGAGATCACCATCTGGAGAAGGCTGGTGCGCCAATCCTGAAGCCCGGCGTGCCGCAGTTGCGAACCTTTGCAGTAGTGCCGCATGGAAACCGCTGGAATTGCGTTCAGAATGCTGGCGATGAATTCGTAGACCTCATCATCGTCGAACCATTCACCGACTCGTCGATGCACCTCGTGATTGGGCGGGTCGAAATGCAGGATGATGGCCCGATCTTCCAGTGCACGCACGTTCGGGTTGAGGCTCTTCCACTCGTTCGCGATCAAAATAACGCGGCTGCTCGTCGCGAAAGAGGCCGGCACGCCGCCGTCATTCATCGTGGCGTTGGTCAGCCAGTACAGACGCTTTTGGGGGACGGTGTTGCATAGCGGCTTCAGCAGGCGCACGCAGTCGGGATCGGCGTAGAGGCGATCCAGATCGTCGAGGACGACGGGATGATCGCGGTACTCCCACAAGTGTCGGTACAAGCCGAACGGTTGCATATGGCCTTCAATGAAGAGCGCCGATGCGGAACCGTCTTCAGGGCAATGCGGCGAACCAGTGGCACCCGCAAGACTCCTGCGAACGCTTTCACTCTTGCCGGTCCCATGACGGCCGATGAGCAAAACCAGACCCAGACTGCCTGCGGCGAATTTGGCGAGGTACAGCTCCAACTGACTGTAGTTGGTTAGAGAGATGACCTCGCGTGGTCTCTGTGCGTTTCTGCGACTGGCATTCATGCTCGGCCCGTGCGGCGGATGGAAATACGTGAGACTTTGCGACTCGCCGCGTCATGTTGTTTCCTCGCCGGGGATTACGTTCGCCCGGTGCGTCTCATCGTCGGTGTCAGCGATACCCAACGCCTTGGTCTCCCGTGCTCTCGCGGATGGCGGCTTGCCATGACGCCAGAAATCCTTTGGGTTCAGTCCCGCGGCGAGCAATGCGTTGGTCCAGTTACCGAAGCGGCGCGTTGCTGCTCGATAAAGCGCCTTGTCTTCGTCGTTCACTGCTGTGGCATTGATCCGTAGCCCGCGATCGAGCCTCGCACGAATGGACGCGCCTACCAGTTCATTGGTCCATCGTTCGCCCCGAGGATGCAGGGGGGCGGAGTACCGAGCGAGACCCGGCCGGTAATCGCCATTCGGCAGGGCACTTTTCCGAACTCTGCGCTCCCCAGACAACTCAGATGCCGGGCACGCTGCCGCTACACAAGAGCCAACTCCGGCTGCCTTCTTCGCCGCCGCCCACGTTCCGAAGATCTTCTGTGCGGCGTCGACCAGTGCGCGTGGTTCGGTGGTACGCGATCCCAGGAGCTCGTTTCGGAGCGCACAGGTCAAGATGCCTTCAATGACCCTCTCACGCGACCAAGGGGCAGGGCAACAGAACTTCGCGGGGTCGACGCTGGCGGCGACCAGAGCTTTGGGCCATGAGCCAAATGCGCGTCGGGCCGCTGGCACTAGGCCGACGTACCGCTTGCTGATCTTGGCGATATTCACGGGCCGCTTGCGCTTGGCGAGTTGGCGAATGGTGTTCAGTATCTTCTGTGGCGGCCATCTCTCACTGGGCATCGCCCGTTCCGGAGCGATCCCTGCAGCGAGCAACGCCTCCTGCCACGATCCGTAAACACGCTTGGCGGCTTGGTACAGGGAGGCGTCGACGCCGGCTCGGGGACTCGCTGACAGCGAGAGGCCCGTAGCTTCCCGCTGGATGATCTCCTGAATGATGGTCTTGCGGGTCCATCGTCGGTGCATGTGTCTATCCTTTTGCATCGGCGATGATCGTCTCAAAACGCACGACGATGTCCGGATAGTGCTCTTCCAGATAGGCCCGAAGGCGAACATTGGTGACCACCGATCGGGCATAGATCGCAATTCGTAGGAGGTCCACGGTGTATTGCTTGTAGAGGCGCGAGTAGAAATCGTGCTTCTCCTCGGCCTCGGCGAGCTTCTTGATCAGATCGTTCTTTCGCTGGGCTTTCTGATCCCAGGGATTGCTTTTTCGGCGGCGCGTCTCTCGCTGCGCTGGCGGCGTCTTAAGCACCAGGGCCCTGGCAAATGCGGTGCTGAAATCCTTGTACCCCTCCATTGCCGTGAGGATTTCACGCTGACGCGCCGGTTTAATGAAGGTCATCTCTCGCGCGCAGCCGCGACTCACCTTCCCCTCGTCGAATGCCGCTGCGACGTCTGGATGCAATTGGCTGATCAGCGACTTCTTGAGGCGGTGCCCGATGCCCGCGGTGCCCAGCGCGTTGGCGATCGTCTTCTCATCGAGGTTCTTCTCCAGCGACGTCTTAATCATCCGGTGTTCCTGGAGAGGCGATAGGCGGTTCACCATGCGGTTGCAGGTGAACGCCTCCCGCTGTTTGCCCAGGACGCAGGGAACCAGCTCTACCCCCATCTCCAAAAGAATGCGGTACCGCTGCACGCCATCAAGGATGATGTAGTCTTCGCCCTCTGGGTACACGACCAAGGGCTCCAGTAGCCCAAGGGCTTTGACCGAGGCTGCGATTCGGTCGTAGTCGCGCTTACTGATGCTTCGTTCCCGCAGCGGACGCAAACGAATGATCGGGATGTCCATGGCTTCTGAATCGATCATGACGGCGGCCTTTCCGCTCAGGGGCTATGGACCGACGGCGTAGTTGCCAGACAGCGCAGGCCGTTTGGCCAGGCCTTCCGCTTCCAGCAGTCCACGCCATTGCTCGTCTTTGGCCAATTGCTCCAGGCCATCGAGGATCGTGAACAGCCGGCTCTCCTTGCCCTGGGCTTCGCGGACGTAAGAGTCCTTGGCTTGCGTGGTAGCGGTGATATCACTGGTCAGCGTCTTCAGCGAGTACTTGGCGCTGGGGCCACTTCCCTTGCCGCGAGATTTGCCGTTCAACCGAGCGTTGATGATTGCTCTGATCTTGGCGAAGTTCTGACAGCCGACGATTCCCTGGTCGAAGGCGTCCATCAGCACGTTCTGGATGTTGGCATGATTGGTTTGGGCGACCAGGATCGCGAATGAGATCGGGAACAACCCGCTCTCGACACCATTGATCAGACGCTCCTCACCGTTCTCGACCAGGCCGATGATGCCTCGGATGTACTCCTCACTTCGGCAGGCGATATTGGCGATCTTCGCGTAAGACCAGCCTTCGTCGTGCAGGGCCCGCAGCTCACGCGCATACTCCATTGTCGCCGGCCGGCTGCGAGCGATATTCTCGACCAACGATTCGAGCAGCGCTTGCTTCCGTGGGTAGGTGACGACCTCCGCCCGCACGTGCGTCTGGCCCAACCGCTGCTGAGCAATCAACCGGCCTTCGCCGAAGATCAACTCATAGAAGCCGCTTGAATCTAGGTACTTGTCGTTGACGCGGATGTCCTTGACCTGCCCGATGGACTCAATGCTCTGGACGTTGAGGGAGAACTGCTCCTCGTCACGGTCACGGTGATTGGGGACCTTGATCATGTCGATTGGGATCATCTCGCGGCGTCGGTCCTTCATCAGGACGATCAGTGGTTGGTTCATTATGCCCTCGCCAGTTGGGTGATGATTTCGAGTCCCGCGTGCCCGTACATGCTGAGACGTGTTTCGGAGGAGCCAAATAGCCGGATGCCTCGATTTTGGACGAGCAGACGGGGAAGCGCTAGATAGCCCAGGATGCGCGGTCCATCGGCCCCCGACACCGGTACCCCAAGTGTGATGTCGATCATGCTGCGAAGATCGGGGCGGAAATACCAGTACTGCTGATAGCCGTAGGGGACCGGCACCGATGGCTGGACCAAAACTGTGAAGCTGCGGTTGATGACCAGAAAGTCGTCGTAACGTTCGATCTGGTCGACTTGATCGCGGAGCGTTGCCTCAACCTCCTGGGCGATTTCGATCAGCGTGCTGCTGAAGACCCGCTGGTATGCCGTATCCAAGGACTTGAAATGTTTCGTATAGGTTGACGCGCTGGGGCTCGCCTCATCGGCCCGCAAAAACGAGGCTCGGACGAAGCCAAACTTACGATGGATGCGCTCCAAGTGGGTGATCATCACCTCAGGGGTATACTGCAGTGCCGCCTGTGCGAAGATGAACTGCGCCTGCTGGAACAACTCGGGATCAACCACCGGGTCGAACGCACCGCTTGTCTTAATCCACTGCTCTTCAGGATTGCGCCGGGAAGGCGTCTTCAGCTTCTGGGTGGTTTTGTTGTAGACCAAGGTGCCGGCGTACATCGGGTTGGTCAGTATCCGCCGTACCTTTGAAGCGTCCCACGCCGACCCCCCTGGCGATCGGATGCGGTCACGGTTCAGCCCGTCGGCGATGGCTTCCTGTAGGGCCACCAGGTGATTGGTCGGTCCGGCCTGGACGAACTCCTCAAAGATCCGACGCACCGCTGCAACGTGCTCCGCGTCACCAGGCGTGAGCGTGACCCGCTGGTTCTGAATCCCTTTCTTCTGATGTGGTTCGAGGACGTGGAGCGGCTTTCGCGCCTCATCCAACAGAAGACGATCATACCCGTACGGCGGCTTACCTCCGGCCCAGTATCCCTGCTTGGCGATGGTGATACAGCCGTGGAATACCTTGACGCTCAGTTCCTTGCTGTACTGGGCGGCGCGAAATCGTTCGAATTGCAAGTAGACGGGGTAAAGAGGATCGTCAGGTCGCGGCATGCCCAGTGTCGTGTAAATGACGTCTTTGCCATGCTTCTTGCACTCGGCGCTGTACGTGGCCGAAAGATCAATGTCCTGGAACCGGCCCCATCGGCTGACGTCCAGGCAGAGGACGAAGTTGAAGTCGTCCTTCTGCTTGACCCAGTTGTTCATCATGTCGTTGAAGTCATCTCGTCCCTCAGCCGTAAGTCCGGACTTCCCGCGATCGGCAAACTCGTGGATGATGTCGACGCCGTTTTCCTGCGCCCACTTTCGCACCAGCTCCTGCTGGATGGCGACGGAATTCTCCTGGCGATCCCGAGCGGAGTGCCGGTAGTACGCCACGGCCCGGTAGCGTGGAGTAGGCGGAGTTGCGTCCTTTTGTTGCGTCTCCCACCAAGGGCGCTGATTGTGCCGCGCTGTCAAGTTCATCGAAGCCTCTTTGACCAGACCGATGCGTCTACGGCCGTACCACGATCATTCGCTCATGGCATGACCAGTATGCGTCACATCTGTGCAATCCAGCGAGGCATTCGCGTGCAGTCTCTGTGCAACCGACAATCGCTAGAGTTCGAGCATGTAGCGCCCGTTGTGCCCGCGGATCGCCGCCGCGAGTTCCGGCATACCGCCCGCGCGAAGCTTCCGCTGGAGATGGCGCACCGTGCTCCGAATGGTCGTGATCTCACGGTCCTCGCCGTCCCAGACGTCCTCGAGAAGATCAAGATGCGTGACGTACTGGTTGGGGTGGCGTGCCAGGCGGGCGAGCAGGCGGAATGCAACCGTGTGGCCCAGATGAACTGTCTTGCCCTCCCACACGACGCACATCGTCGACTCGTCGAGAAGGGGTCGATGCCGGCCATTCCATCCGAGCGGGACCAGCCCGAGGCCGGGACGGTCGGCCAGGCCGAGGCCATCGCCATCAAGCTCGGCAAGCGTAGCGGCCCTAATTTCCTCGGCGCACAACGCCGCAGTCATGAGGGTTTCAGCAAGTTGGTTCGTCAACAGCGCGATTCGGCGTGCAGTCGCAGGTGACATTGCAGACTCCCAAGGCCGCTGGCGACGCGACCACAGAGCCTGGGCCGGCCCGGATAGCCCGGTGCATCAACGGGTGCGGTGGGCGAGTCTGACCGTGGCCGCGAACTCGGGCCGGAACACTGCTTGGGACAATGTCAGGAAATGTATAGCGCGTACTATAGTTCACAGACAAGGCGGCGGTCGATACTTACCGTCGCGACATGCTGGGCGAAACGCTCAAGGCTGCGAGACATCAAGCAGGACTGACACAAGAGGAACTCGCGGCACGAGCCAAGCTTTCCCGCGAATATGTCAGCAAGCTGGAGCGCGGCCAGCAATCCCCAACCGTCGATACGCTTTTCCGACTCTGCGACATTCTTGGCGTCAAGGCATCTACGATTCTGTCGAAGGTCGAGGAGAAGCGGACGGAACGTCCAACGCTATGAGACTTTGAGACTGGCCAGCCCAAGGCCACGACGTGATCAATGTTTATGGCATCATCATCAGTCTCAGGTCGGCAATCGCGCGAGACCGTTTCCCCGTCGTTCGCAAGCCCCAAAGTCGCTGGAGATTGACCGTGCATGGGTCAAGATAACGGCATATAAGTGATTGTCTCTAAGGCGGTTGCGCACACACTATTACCAGGCCGGTTGCAAAACTCACCGGCCCTCCAGTTAACGGCAAACGCCGGCGCAGAGACGTGCCGGCGTTTTCGCTTTCTACGCCAGTTCCCGCAACGGGTTACGACCGGCAGCCTTTCCGGGCCGTGTCTCTGGTTCGCCGCACGCCATAACCGGATCAGCGGTCCACGACGCCCGATTCACCCGTCTCGGCCCGAAGTCTCTCTTCACCCGGCAGAGACAGAGGCTCGGGTTATGGGGAGGTTGCGCTCGAAGTGGAAGGCGTCCAGGTCAAAATCACGACCTTACGGTTATGGCAAGCAGGATGGCGCGATGGGTAGGCAGCACATGTGCCGTCGCTACAAAATCGCCATCCGCCGCGTAAGGCCCGCAGGTGGCTGCATCTGCGGCGGTATGGGCGGGGCATCATGCTCATGATGCGCTTGAATGACGTTGAGGAAGCGGCCCTGCGGCGAGCAGCACCGTCGCACGTCACTACCTGCCCGAACCGGGGCGTAGTGCCGGCCCGAGAATATTGCGATACTTACATGAACAGCCGGTAGTCGTATGAACCCGAGCCAAACCGCTCCAACAGTGATCCAATCTTTGCTATCTCCCCCGAAGACTGGAGCGTTGCTGGGAGCTTCGTGTACATATCGAACGTGTTCCAATCCATCTTCGACAAACCCATAACCTCGCGGGCGAGCTGTTCAAGCGGCGTGTGACCTGCATACCGTCGCAACACGAGCGGCGTAGGAATGCGCCGCCCGCCTTGATAGTGCTGTCGCCCCGGTGTGACCGATTCCGTGACCCCATGCACCCAGCTCAAAGCCGCATAGTCATCCAGCTTCACGGTTGTTCCTCTGCGAACCGGATACCGATCGACCTGGACCACCCCATCGTTCACGTGCGATGCCACATAACGCATGGCCCCGTCGATACTCACTTCCACCATGTCGATATCTTTCACACCAGCCAGCCCCTGCCCCAAGCCCTCCCGTTCTTCGCGCCGGAATGGGGTTCGCTTGTGCAGCACTACACGACGCGGCAATGCAGTTCGCGACTCGTAAAACAGGTGCCGGATGGTTTCGCCGACACGCCGGGCGTCTTCCTGGGACATGAATGGATTGCCCCTGACGATCGTCGGCTGCTCAATCTTGCTTAGGCGGTATTGCAGGCCCTCACCGCTGGCGCTGTAAATGTGACTGCATCCAAGGACGACATGCCGCCCGCGATCCCTCGACAGATCAACGCTGTACCCGATCCCCACAAAGGCCGTGTCATCGTCCATCCCCCCAAGCACCCATGGCGTCCTCATGCTCTTCACGTAGAGAGCAAGTGAAAGCCACCACCACACACGACACTGATCACCATCCCGCAGCGTATCTTCGTTCAAAAACTGGCTCGCAAGCCCGCGTTGCACGCAGAACGCCTTTACGTAATCGTGTAAATCGAATCGCTCATCGTTCGTTCGGTATCCGCGATACCAACTCCAACGGTCCGGAATGTAGATGATGACCGCATCAGGTGCTGCCGCTGCCTGTAGCTGTTTAGCAGCCGTTGTGATGGCACGCCCCAGACTCACAGCGCCTTCTTCCGGACTGCTTTCGTCTGGCTCAGGGCAACAATACCACCCTGACGATCCTGGTTCAGGGACCTCCAACGGCAGACCGTAGGCTTGATGAAACCCAGGATAATCCTGCAGATAGACCGGCCGTGGTGCTGTCCGGTGACTGCGAAGCGCCTGGTGCAGGTACTCGTGAAGACCCTTCTCTTCTTGCGCCGGGCAGATCACACCAAGCCGAACGGCTTCATCCAGCCCCCGCAGTGTTAGCGAATAGTCATACGGTCGATTTTTTGTGATGCCGCGAATCGGATGCGAATCGGAACAGATCCTGTTGCCATCCTTGCTAGCGAATAACAAGGGTGGCTCCTCGATACGTACGCCGTATTGTTGCAGCAGACTTGGCTGTACGTTCTTGAACTTGATGCTTGTCCTGCGCCCTGGTTCACCAATTTCCGCAAAAATCGGCGCGCGTCTGATGCGGTACCGGAAACCTGCCCCTGTGCCCGGTGGAAACTCCAGTTCCCTGTATGAGTCGCCCTTTCCCAGTAGTCTCTCACGCCATCGGTTTACAGCATCGTTGAATTGGCTGTTGTACTGTCCGCTCAGCCGGTGGAAACGTATGCGCTGAACCACCTCTCGTTCAGGAGTGCTGCCATCCGCATTCTCCAGATAGAGGGTGGGCGTCAATACCAGACATGTCCTGCCTCCTATCCGCCGCAACGATAGTTCGACCGCATCGAACACCTGTACGTCCGGATCACTGCCCCCCGCCTTGTCGCTCGGCCGCGTGTCCCACAGCATCCGCCTCCCATCGGTCCGCACGCCCACTTCCTTCGCTAACGCCTTTGCAAGCGCGCTCACCATCAGCGACACAATCGCTCCATCTTCGTAGCGGTAGTCCTGATCCTGCACCGGGGTCCTCTGAATTTGTCCATCGACGGCGTCCCCAAACGCGGCCCGTATGTCATCAATCGTGCCAAGCGCGAGGACCTGCCCGCTGAGAGGAACGGCCGCTAGCATGTACTCTCCGGCCCGTGTCCGCAGCCACTGCCAGACACGCTCCGATGGCCACTCAGTCAGATTGAATGCAAACACCTCTCCAGGACACTGAATGATGAACGCATTGCTCTTGATCACCGAGCTGCTTGCATGTTGCGGTAAGCTGAACACGCCACGCTGTAGTCGCTGCTCGTCAGCGTACTCCGACAAAATGCTCTCGACAGCGCCTCGTTCCGTATCAGTGGCCGCGTGGCGCGCCAACCGGTCCATTACGTCATCGAATCCTGCCGTCGGAACAATATGTGCCTCGCGGCCTGCGCGCCTCGCACGACGTATCAAATCAACCACGACTCCCGGCGGTTCCGCGTCACCGTAGATGCACCAGTACAGAGCACCGGTTCCCGTCTGCGTGAAAGCATCGCTTAATGCTTTCATCACAGACCCATCACGCCCGCTATAACCAATGCAGATGCAGGAGGTGTCCTTCATCTCCTCGATCATTGCCACCCGCAATGCGCGATCCTGATCCTGCAATTCCTCTTCCGTATTCTTCAGCGGATCGTAGCGGTAGTCCCCGTGCAATGAGACGCAAAGCAGTTCACCATCACGTCGTTGCCGAGGTAACCTCGCGTCTGCCGAATCAATCCCCACTTCAATCGGCTCAACAGTCGCATTCACACCGGCCTTAGCCGTCAAGCCATCAAAGTTCGTGGTCCAGATCGACCGAACGGTTCCCAGTTGCGCCAAGAAGCACAATAGGCGGTAGCCCACGTACGGTTGCACATTCTGGAGCTTCTTGCGGAAGTACTGTCGCCGGTGTTCTTCGATTGGATAGCACGTCTCGATGTAGTGCCCGTACTCCGCCGGATCGTCACGCGGCGGGTGGGCTCCTGTACCGTCCAACCACACCTGGATGCGATCCTTCACACCTGCGAGCGATAGCTCACCGAACTGTTTCTCTAGCCCCGGATGGTGTGAAAGAAAGATGGACCGCTTCCACTCCCAGATGCATTTCTCGGCTGATGGCACACCGGACGAAATCGATGCCCCTGCCCCGAGGAATACCGCGTACGGCGAACCTCGATCCACAGCGAACGATCGCACAAATGCATCAACAGGCAGAGTGTAACTGTCCATGACGTTCACCATATCGATCAGCTTAATGCAACATCGGAAAAATGTCCCGTTCGGAGTTGCGTGCTGGTGACACGCATTGGTCTACGCCATCCCGGGCTGCGGCAGGTCTGGCCGGAGTCTCTTGTTGCCAGAGCTGAAAGCTGGGGTTGCAGACCTCTCGTCTAGGAATGGTGGAAGGCGTACACCTCAAAATCATGCCCTTGCGGTTATGGAAAATCGGGACCGGCCGCGCCAGATCGCATAGGTAACTAATGAGGGGCCTGCTTGTTTTCCGGGGGTACCCAGCATTGGAGACCACATGATCTCGACCCGCGATCCGCAAACCATGACCGAACGCGAGCGCCGCGACGAGGTCGCCAACATCCTGGCGGCTGGTCTGCTGCGCTGCGTCCGGGCGACCAAGTCGTCCCATGATGACGCCGACGAAACATCTTCGTCGGAGCCGCAATACGGCCTTGATCTTCCTTCGAAAACGAGGCTCAGTGTGGCTCAACGACCCACGGGTTAACGGGTCGAGTCTCGCACAACGCATGACAAAGGAGCCACATTCATGCAGGACATCGCAACGCAACTTGCCGCCCTGGACGAAATGACCACTGGCGAACTGGCCGACCTCTACCGGGAACTGCACGGCCAGCCCTGCCGCACCCGCCATCGGGCGTATCTGATCCGCAAGAACGCCTGGCGTATCCAGGCCAACGCCGAGGGCGACCTGTCCGAACGCGCACGCACGCGTGCGGCCGAACTGGCCGATGATGCGGATGTGCGGGTGATGGCACCGAGGGCCATGATCTGCCCGCCGCAGACCGGTGAGACGGCGACGGTGACGAGAGCCACCTCACGCGGCCCCGCCAAACCGACCGACCCGCGTATCCCGCCACCGGGCACGGCGCTGGTTCGCGAGTACAAGGGCCGGACCATCCGGGCGGTCGTCCTCAAAGACGGCCACGGTTTTGAGTGCGACGGCGAACGCTTCCGGACGCTGACGGCGCTGGCGAAGAAGGTCACCGGTAGCCACATGAACGGGTTCCGGTTCTTCCGATTGGGAGCGCAGCGATGAGTCGAGCCAAGAAGAAGACGCCCGCCAAGTCAACGGTGCGCTGCGCCATCTACACCCGCAAATCGAGCGAGGAAGGCCTCGACCAGGAGTTCAACTCGCTCGATGCCCAGCGCGAGGCGGCCGAAGCATTCATCGCCAGCCAGAAGGCCGAGGGTTGGACGGCACTCCTAGATCGCTACGACGACGGCGGCTACTCGGGCGGCAGCATAGAGCGGCCGGCGCTCGAGCGATTGCTCCACGACATCAACGCCGGCAAGGTTGACTGCGTGGTCGTTTACAAGGTCGACCGCTTGAGCCGATCGCTGATGGACTTCGCGCGCATCATGGAGACGTTCGAACGCCAAGGCGTCTCGTTCGTCTCGGTCACGCAGCAGTTCAACACCACCCATTCGATGGGCAGGTTGACGCTCAACATCCTGCTCAGTTTTGCCCAGTTCGAGCGCGAGATCATCGGCGAACGCATCCGCGACAAGCTGGCTGCCCAGGCCCGCAGGGGCAAGTGGACCGGCGGCGCTCCCGTGCTGGGTTACGACGTGGATCGGTCGGGGCCGAGTCCACACCTGGTCATCAACGCCAAGGAAGCGGCACAGGTCCGCGAAATCTTCGGCATGTATCTGCACGAGGCGGCGCTGCTGCCGGTGGTCAAGGAACTGGCCCGCCGCAACTGGGCGAACAAGCGGCGCACCACAAAGAAGGGAAAGCAACTCGGCGGGCGTCCGTTCGATAAGGCGACGCTCTACGTCCTGCTGACCAATCCGATCTACACCGGGCAGATGCCCTATAAGGGCGAGCTTTACCCCGGCGAGCACGAGCCGATCATCGACCAGGAGCTGTTTGACAAGGTTCAGCACCAGCTCAAGGAGAACGGACGAACCGGCGGCGTTGAGGTCCGCAACAAGTACGGCGCACTGCTGCGCGGTCTGCTGCGATGCAAGGGCTGCGACACGGCTATGACGCACACCTTCCATCGTGGCAAGGGCCGACACGTCTACCGGTATTATCGCTGCACGCACGAGATCAAGAACGGCCGGGGCGCGTGCTCGGCCGATTCACTGCCCGCCCAGGAGATTGAGGCCCTTATCGTCGACGAGGTTCGCCGACTGGCCCACGACGAGGCGTTGCTCGCCCAGGTGCTCACGGACGCCCACGCGGCGATCCAGGGCGAACTGGGGGCCGCACAGCGCAACCTCGACGACCTCAGGCGCGAACGGGATCGCAACAGCCGCGAGCTACGCCAACTCGCGACGAGCGGGCAAACGAACGCGGAGGTGACCACACGGATCGCCGACCTGCACGCCCGCCTGGCCGAGGCGGACCGACACCTACCCCAACTCGTAGCTCGCGTTGCGGAGCTAGAAGGCCAGACCGTAACGCAGGCGGGCGCTCGGGCGGCCTTCGCCGACTTCGATACGTTGTGGAAGGGCCTGATCCCCCGCGAGCAGGCACGGCTGCTGAAGCTCCTGATCGCCTCGGTCGATTACGACGGCGATGCCGGCACCGTCTCGGTCACCTTCCGCTCGACAAGCATCCGGTCGCTGATCGACCGGAGACTGGAGGAAGCGGCATGACAACCGTAACGCGGCAAATTCACTTCGCTCGCAAAACACACCGCAAGGTAATCAGGCCCGGCCCGCCGCCCGAGTCACCAGCTCCAGCGGGTCGCATCCCGCGCGTGTCTAAGCTCATGGCCTTGGCGATCCGATTCGACAAGCTCGTGCGCGAGGGTCGTGTGGGCGACCAGACGGCGCTGGCGCAACTGGCGCACGTGACCCAGCCGCGTATCACGCAGATCATGAACCTCAACCATCTCGCCCCGGACATCCAGGAGGAACTTCTGCACCTGCCGCCGGTCGAGGCCGGAAACGATCCGATCACTGAGCGCGATCTACGGCCAGTCGCGCGGATGCGGGACTGGCGGAGGCAGAGACGTACTTGGTTGGCAATCCGGACCGTAGCAGATGCAAATCGTTTTATTGAAACTACTTGACGGCATTTATCCCGCCTCTTCGCCACACCGAAAATAGACAATCAGTAAATTCGCTACTGACCGATTGACACCGCCGTGCCGATCTGATATCCTATCAGTATGTTGGCTACTGATATACCACATCAGTTTGTTGAGCTTCAACGCGTGGCTCGCGTGCAGCCAGGCTATCTTAACCGCGCGCGGGTGCGGTCCTTGCCAGCAGGCACTCACTTGCTTCTGCAGGCAAGGGACATCTCGCCCAAGAGCGGCCTGCGGCTCGATGCCGCTGTTCGGTTCATACCTGAGCGTAACGCCGACCTCTACCGGGTGTCACGCGGCGACATCCTTCTGACCGCGCGGGGCCAAGACCACCACGCACACCTAGTTGATGCGGAACTTGAAGGCGTACTCGCGTCCAGCGTGTTCTACATCATCAGGCCGCGTGAAGGCATGGTGCCAGGCTATCTTGCGTGGTGGCTGAATCAGCCGGATACGCAGGCCGCCCTTGAATCCGCCTCAAGCGGCACTGGAATCGGCTACATCGCCCGCCCATTGATGGAGCACCTCCCTGTCGTGGTGCCGCCGCTAGATGTGCAGCGTCGAATCGCCGAAGCCATGAACCTCTTGCGACGACATCGCTCACTTCAAGTTCGTCTTGATCAGAAGCGCGAACAGCTAATTCATGCTGTCTGCCGACAGGCCGTTCGGCAGGAAGGAATGATCCCATGAACCAGACCGTCACCCAGAAAGAAATCAACGACATCTTGTGGCAGGCCTGCGATACGTTCCGCGGCACGCTCGATCCGACGCAGTACAAGGATTACATCCTCGTGATGTTGTTCATCAAGTACATGTCGGACCTCTGGAACGACAAGTGCGACCAATACCTCAAGCAGTACAAGGGCGATGAGCAGCGGGTCAAGCGTGCCCTTGATCGCGAGCGCTTCGTCATGCCCACCGTCGAGCTGCGTGACAAGAACGGCAAGGTTGAAGAAGCCTTCCTCGCCAGCTTTGACAGCCTCTACGAACGCCGTACCCGCTCCAACATTGGTGAGTTGATCAACATCGCCCTCGAGGCCATCGAGGACGCCAACAAAGCCAAACTCGAGAACGTCTTCCGCAACATCGACTTCAACTCCGAGCCGAACCTCGGCCAGGCCAAGGATCGCAACCGCCGCCTGAATCATCTGCTGGAAGACTTCGCCAAGCCGCAGCTCAACCTGCGTCCCAGCCGCATCGGCAAGCAGGACGTCATCGGCAACGCTTACGAATACCTCATCAGCCGTTTCGCCGCCGACGCCGGCAAGAAAGGCGGCGAGTTCTACACGCCCGGCGAGGTCGCCACGCTCCTGGCCAAGCTGCTCAACGCCAAGCCCGGCAACACCATCTGCGACCCCACCTGCGGCTCCGGTTCACTGCTCATCCGCGTCGCCAAGGAAATCGGCTCAGCCAACTTCGCCCTCTTCGGCCAGGAATCCAACGGCTCCACTTGGGCGCTGTGCCGCATGAACATGTTCCTCCACGAGATGGACAACGCCCGCGTCGAGTGGTGCAACACCATCACCAGCCCGCACCTGGTCGAGGGCGACCGCCTGCTCAGGTTCAACGTCGTCGTCGCCAATCCGCCCTTCAGCCTCGACAAGTGGGGCCACGACTACGCTGAGAACGACCCGTACAACCGCTTCTGGCGCGGCATCCCGCCCAAAAGCAAGGGCGACTACGCCTTCATTAGCCACATGATCGAAACGGCGCTCGAGGACGAGGGACGCGTCGGCGTCATCGTGCCCCACGGCGTCCTGTTCCGGGGCGGAGCCGAGGGCAAGATTCGCCAGAAGCTCATCGAGGACAACATTCTGGAAGCCGTCATCGGCCTGCCCGCCAACCTCTTCTTCGGCACCGGCATCCCAGCCGCCATCGTCGTCTTCAACAAGGGCCGCAAGCCGTGGGACAAGGCCCGCTCGCACCGCGACAAGCACATCCTCTTCATCGACGCCAGCCGGGAGTACGAGGACGGCAAGAACCAGAACCGCCTCCGCCCGCAGGATATCGCCAAGATCGTCACCACCTACGAGACCTTCAAGCACGTGGACAAGTACGCCTATACCGCCACGCTGGATGAAATCAAGGAGAACGATTTCAACCTGAACATCCCGCGCTACGTGGACACCTTCGAGCCGGAGCCAGAGGTTGATATCCCCGCCGTGCAGAAGGAAATCGCCACGCTGGAAAGCGAACTCGCCGCCGTGGACAAGGAACTGAACGGATACCTCAAGGAGTTGGGCCTGTGAGCGATCCGTTCTACATCCTGAGCATTGATGGCGGCGGATACCGTGGGTTGTTCTCGGCCCACGTGCTCCGGCGCATGGAGGACGCTTGGGGTACCAACTGGCACGATCGCTTCGGCATGTTCGCCGGCACCAGCACCGGTTCGATCATCGCGGGCGGCCTGGCTAATGGGATGAGCGCGGGGCAACTGGCCGACTTTTATGTGCAACACGGCCGAAGCATTTTCACGATGCGACTTCGATCGCGCCTGGACCTGCTGAAGATTTTCACCAGCCGGTACTCGAACAAAACATTGCGTGGCTTGCTGGAGGATACGCTCGGCTCCACCACCCTCGGTGACGTTCCGGTTCCGCTCATCCTGCCCGCTGTCGACATCGGCAACGGCTGCGTCCACGTCTTCAAGTCGAAGTACGCCGATGGCTTCGTCCGCGACCCCGGCGTCAAGCTGTCCGATGCAGTCTTGGCCTCTTGCTCGGCCCCGACGTACTTCGACCCGCATTTCGTCGATGGCAAGTATCAGCTGGTCGATGGTGGTCTCTGGGCCAACAACCCGTCGCTCGTCGCCGTCATCGATGCTCAATATCGACTCAAAGTGCCGCTGGCCGACGTCCGCGTGCTTTCCATCGGCACCGGCAAGAGCAAGGTCTTCTATCCCAAGACCGAGGGTCGATGGAAGGATTGGCTGATCCGCAGTTGGCAGGGATGGGGCTTCGCCACGCGCTGGCAGCGCAGTAAACTGCTGGACCTGATTCTGAACCTGCAGGCAGATAACGCCCACAACATGCTTTGCCTGCTGCTGGGCGAAAGCCCGATCAATCCCGAACGGGTGTTTCGCCTGACGTTCGAATCCGATTCTCACCTGCCCATGGACTCCGTGCGGCACGGCGATGACTGGATCGCCAAAGCCGACCATTGCTTCACCCATCATTCGCCGAAACTCAAGCAATTCCTCAATATCGACGGGGGGGCCGCATGATGCGACATCCCATGACCATCGCCGTTCCACCTTCGGGGGGCTTCGTTCACGCCCTCGACATCAACCTGCCTCAAGGAGACCAGCCGTGAGCGAAATCGAAAACCGTAAGCAACTGAACCATCTTCTCCGTGATCTGGCCGACACGCTCGACGTGCCGCCGTCCAAATACGCTGAGGCGAAAGACCATTACAAGGCGGTGGGCGATTGGCTCAACGATGACGAGTCTGAGCTCGCCGCGTTCTCGCCCGAAATCTATGCACAGGGCTCGTTCGCGCTCGGGACCGCCGTCCGCCCACTTGGCGACGACGAGTATGACGTTGACGCTGTTTGCCTGCTCGATCTAACCGATAGCCAGGTGACCCAGTGCGAATTGAAGGAAATGGTCGGCCGTCGGCTGAAGCACCCGAGCAGCCGCTACAAGGACAAGATTGATCCCAGTGACGGCGGTCGCCGCTGCTGGACGATCCAGTACGCCGACGATTCCCAGTTCCACCTCGATGTTCTTCCCGCTTTACCCGATCGGCCCGAGTGGCTCCAGGCCGTCGGCGTCGATGACGACATTGCCGCCCACGCGATTCGCATCACCGACAAGAAAACCCCTGACTACCTCACCGGCTGGCCTGCCGAGGGCAACGGCTCGCATGACCCTACCCGCAGCAATCCCAAGGGATATGCGGCCTGGTTCAAGGACCGCATGCGTGTTCGACTCGACGAGGCAAAATCTGTATTGCTCATGGAGAAACGAGCCTCGGGAAACGTCGTCGCCTCGGTCGAAGACATCGAGGACTACGAGGTGCGCACACCGTTGCAACGCGTAATCCAGATTCTCAAGCGCCACCGCGATGTGCGATACAACGGCGACGAAGATCGGCCCATCTCGATCATCATCACCACGCTGGCCGCCAAGGCCTACGACAATGAGGCCAACCTGTACGACGCCATCCTCAAGATCGTGCCCGGCATGCGCCAGCACATCGAAAACCGTGACGGCGTGTGGTGGGTGCCGAACCCCGTCAACCCACTGGAGAACTTCGCAGACAAATGGGAAGAATCGCCCCGCAAGGCCGACATCTTCTTCAAGTGGCTCGACGTGGTAGAGGCCGAGTACGAACACCTTATCACCGACGAGGGCTTCGAAAAGGTCGGCACCTACCTCGCCGAATCCTACGGCAAGCAAACGGGACGCGAAGCCATGACCAAGTATGCCAGTCGCGGCGCGGCCACCGCTGCTCCGATCGTCATCGTGCCGCGCAAAGCGGTGGATGCCCCTACCCCCAGCATTGCCTTGCCCAAGTCTCCGAGCAAGCCTTGGCAGCCGTAACACAGCATGGATGAAGGAGCCCTCCAACTCGTGATCGCCCAGATGGAAGAAGTCCAGGCCAAGCACGACGCCCTTGAACTCGTTCAAGAGCCGGGCGGTCAGTTGCGCGTGCAGGGCCCCGTCGGCTTCACCATCGAGCACGACGGTCATACCATCACCGACACCTACAAGATCGAGCTACACCTCCCCGACGATTACCCCGATTCACCGCCAAGTGTCTACGAAATCGAAGGTAAGGTGCCCAAAGACTTCGAGCACTTCATGGAGGCAGGCAACTTCTGTCTGGGAGCGCCGGTTGAGGTACGCCGCCGGTTTGCCGCCCACCGCCACCTGCTCACCTTCATCGACGATCAGGTCATCCCATATCTGTTTGCATGCAGCTACAAGCGGGAATACGGAGAGCTTCCTTTCGACGAACGCTATCACGGATACTTCCTTGGTCTGCTTGACTTCTACATGGAGCACTTCGGCGCGAGTGAGGTGGCTTCGCTTAAGCTGCTTAAATGCTTGGCTGACGGGTTTGCACCGCCACTCGGACCTTGCCCATGTGGCAGTGGCCGCAAGCTCACGGATTGCCACGGCCCCAAGCTCGATGAACTACGCCCATATCTGCCGTCTGAACTGTTCGCGCGCGAGCTTCGGCACATGATCAATGAAGCGAAGCAGTTGGGGCGTGACCTGCCCGACCGTGACGTGATGCCCAATCGCATGTGGAAACAGACGCAACGCCGCCTCCGCAAAGAGGCAAAAGCCAGGAAGCGGAAGGGAAAGAACGGACGCCGATGATCCGGATTCAACAACTCCATCTCGGTGACTTGTTTCGCTCCCGTCGGCAGAAAGGCCGCGCGGGTTTGCCGGTGGTATCGGTGACAATGAACGACGGGCTGGTCCACCGTGACACGCTGGAGCGGAAGACCAACGGCACGCTCGCGCCCGAAAAACACCTGCTGATCCGCCAAGGCGACATCGCCTACAACATGATGCGCATGTGGCAGGGCGCATCCGGCCTGGCCGAGAAAGACGGCATCGTCAGCCCCGCCTATGTCGTCGTCGCGCCCAAAGACAACATCGACCCGCTGTTCGCATCGTACTGGTTCAAGTCCGATCGGATGATCTACCTGTTCTGGGCGTACTCCTACGGCATCACCGGCGACCGCCTGCGGCTGTACTACAAAGACTTCGCCAAGATTCCCGTCACGGTCCCGCCCAAGCTCGAGCAGGAGCGCATCGGGCACATCCTGTCCACGGTGGATCGGGCGATGGAGCGGACGGGCCAGCTCATCGAGGCCAAGCGGAAACTCAAGAAAGGCCTTGCCCAGCAACTGCTCACCGGCCAACGACGCCTGCCGGGGTTCAGTGAATCGTGGCAGACTCGACGGTTGGGCAAGCTAGTCACGCTGCATTTCAGTGGGATCGACAAGAAGTCGCACGCGGACGAACAGCCTGTTCGGCTCTGCAACTACACGGACGTGTACTACAACGATCGCATTACGCCCGACATCGACTTCATGCAGGCGACCGCGAGCAAAACGGAGATTGAGAACTTCTCACTAAAGCAGTGGGACGTGATCATCACGAAGGACTCCGAGACACCTGATGACATCGCCAAGCCAGCGGTCGTCATGCAGGATATGTCCGGCGTCGTGTGTGGCTACCACCTGGCCATCCTGCGGCCAAAGCATATCGACGGCCCGTTCCTTGCCCAATTGCTGCGCTTGCCACGAACCCGGCACGAGTTCTACCGCGTTGCCAACGGCGTCACGCGTTTCGGGCTCACCCAATCCACGTTGCGCCAGCTCGAGCTGACGATTCCCGGTGAAGACGAACAGAAGCGCATAGCCGAGGTACTGGGCGCGGCGGACCGGGAGATTGCCCTGCTGGAGAAGAAACTCGCCGCCCTGTCCGAACTCAAACGCGGCTTGATGCAGAAACTGCTGGGCGATGATGGCCGCACTACTGGGGGTCAATCATGACGCAGATCACCTGTCGCTTCGACTTCCATCCCGTCGGCCAAGGGCTGTTCTACAGCGGCCAAGTCAACGACTTTCGCTTCGTCTACGACTGCGGTACGACCAACGCTAAACGATACATCACAGATGCATTAGACGGCTACGATGTCGAAAGCCCGCTAGATCTGCTGGTCATCTCACACTTTCACGCGGATCACATGAACGGCGTCAAAAACCTGCTGGGGAAGACCCAAGGCGTCAGAGAGGTCGTTTTGCCGTACCTGTTTCCCGCGGAGCGTCTTCTTGCGGGGGCGGGCTACGCGATCGCCAACGATCTGGATGGTCTCGATGATGATTACATTTCGTTCCTGGCAGATCCGGTTGGTTACCTGACGGCGCTCGGTGGTGATGACGTGACAATTTCGTTTCTGCAGCCCGGTGAAGTCGTGACGGACTGGCCCGATGCCGGCGAACAGGCGGCCGGCGAGTATGACTGGTATCCAAATGACCCCTTGCACAAAGAAGATTACCCCGATTTGGCGGGCACATCGAATAACGTAAATCTACGACTGCATCGAAGCATCTACCGCACACCCGCACCCTTGTGGGGCTTCAAGTTCTACTGTCAGCCGGGGCAGGTCACACAAGAACAGATTAAAGATGAGTTGGCGAAACTCAACGTGCCGATTGCTGTGGCAGATATCCCTAAAGTCCTGCGCGATCGGCTGGACGACATCAAGAAGGTCTATACGCGACTGTTTAAGAGCTCTCGACGGCAGAATGCGGCATCAGTCGTGTGTTGTCATGGCCCTGCGGTCCCCAAACGTGGCGGCGGCCATCTGCTGCATGGCTACGCAAACATTTGCCTTCAACCAGCATCATCGCCTACTGCTAGTCATCACTGGCATGACCTTGATGACTACATTGGTCATTGCTTCTTCGATTGCCACTGGGCTCCGCTTCCTCCTCGTCATCGTCGGTTCCTGTTTCCTCCGCTGCAGTTACTCACCGGTGACGCCGAACTCCAAGCCGATCAGGTTCAGACCCACTTCATGAATGAAGTGCAGGCAATCGGCCTTGCGCTAATTCCCCATCACGGGGCGGACGACAACTGGCTTCCCGAGTTTCCCACAATGATGCCGAACTGCATCTTGTGGGCTGTGTCGTTTGGCCTTGGAAATTCATACCACCACCCGAATACGACTGTTGTTGATGCAATCTCGAACGCCGAACGCCACGTCTTGTTATGCACCCAAGCACAGCGGATCGCCGTTCACGGCGGTGGATGGAGGTCGCCATGAGCTTGGACATTCCCTCCTTCAAAGAGGACCACATCTCGCAGGTGCCGGCGTTGGAGCTGCTCCAGAAGCTGGGGTACGAGTACCTCGACCCGGCCGAGGCGGTTGAGCTACGCGACGGGCGGCTCGGCGGTGTGATCCTCGATAGCGTGTTGGCCGAACAGTTGCGGAAGATCAACACGATCCGATTCAAGGGGCGAGAGTACCCATTCAGCGAGGGCAACATCCTCGCGGCGGTGCAGGCGATCAAGGATGTGGCCGACGAGGGACTGATTCAGACCAACGAGAAGATTTACGACCTGTTGACGCTGGGGCGGGCGATGCAGCAGTCCATCGATGGGGACACCAAGAGCTTTCAGCTTGACTACGTCGACTGGCAGCGGCCGGAGAACAATGTTTATCACGTAACCGAGGAGTTCGCTGTCGAGCGCAGCGGCAGCCACGAGACGCGCCGGCCGGACGTGGTGCTGTTCGTCAACGGCATCCCGCTGGTGGTGATCGAGTGCAAGCGCCCGGACCTGAAAGACCCGATCGGCCAGGCGGTCAGCCAGCACATCCGCAACCAGCAGCGCGATCAGATTCCACGCCTGTTTCACCATGCCCAGCTTCTGCTGGCGCTGTCGAAGAATGAGGCGAAGTATGCCACGGTGGGCACGCCGGCCAAGTTGTGGGCGGTGTGGAAAGAGCGCGAGGATGTGGACGGGGCCATCGCGGACGTGATCGCCCGGCCGCTCAACGATGAGGAGAAGACGCGGCTGTTCGGCGAACGGTTCCGTTATGTGCGGGAGTATTTCGATGCGATCCGGCGCGATGGGCGGGAGGTGACCGAACAGGATCGGGCGTTGTATGCGCTGTGCCGGCCCGAGCGGCTGCTCGAACTGATGTATCGGTTCATGCTGTATGACGCCGGGGAGAAGAAGGTCGCCCGGTATCAGCAATATTTCTGCGTGAACAAGATCATGGACCGCATTCGCCGCACGGGGCGCGATGGCACGCGGCGTGGCGGCGTGGTGTGGCACACGCAAGGCAGCGGCAAGAGCCTAACCATGGTGATGCTGGCCGAGGCGATCGCCTTGGAGGGTGGCATCGACAATTTCAAGATCGTGCTGGTGACCGACCGCGTAGACCTGGATGACCAGATCTACAAGACGTTTCACCACTGTGGCACGCTGCCGGTGCAGGCGAAGACGGGCAAGCACCTGGCGGAACTGCTGCGGGACAACAAGGCGCGAATCATCACATCGGTGATCGACAAGTTCGAGCTGGCGGTCGGCAAGGCCGGTGTGCGGGACGATAACCCGGACATCTTCGTGCTGGTCGATGAGAGCCATCGCGGCCAGTACGGCGAGCTGCACGCGAAGATGAAGAAGGCGTTGCCCAACGCCTGCTTCATCGGGTTCACCGGGACGCCGGTGATGAAGAAGGACCGCAACACCATCGAGCGGTTCGGCGGCCTGATCGACACCTACACGATCGAGCAGGCAGTGAAGGATAAGGCGGTCGTGCCGTTGCTGTACGAGGGCCGGCATGTCGACCAGCGTGTAGATACCGAGTCGATCGACGGTTGGTTCGACCGGATCACCGAAGACCTGACCAAGGAACAGAAGGCCGATCTGAAGAAGAAGTTCACGACCACGGATCAGTTGAACAAGGCGCAGCAGAAGGTCATGCGCATTGCCTGGGATGTGAGCGAGCACTACCGCGACAACTGGCAGGGCACCCCGTACAAGGCGCAGCTCGTGGCGCAGGACAAGGCGACGGCGCTGCTCTACAAGCGGTTCCTCGATGATTTCGGGATGGTCAGCAGCGAGGTGCTCATCTCCGGCCCGGATGAACGCGAAGGTGAAGACGACGTTCACGAGGAATCCCAGGACGACGTGAAGGCGTTCTGGAAGAAGATGATGGCCAAGTACGGCAGCGACAAGGAATACAATCGCCAGGTCATCAGCGCGTTCAAGCACGCCGAGCAACCGGAGATCATCATCGTCGTCGATAAGCTGCTGACCGGTTTCGATGCCCCGCGCAACACGGTGCTGTACCTGACGCGGAAGCTGAAGGGCCACACGCTGCTCCAGGCCATCGCGCGGGTGAACCGGCTCTACGACGGGAAAGACTTTGGCTACATCATCGACTACCGCGGCGTCCTTCAGAATCTCGACGAAGCGCTGGACATTTACGGGCAACTGTCCGAGTTCGACAAGGAGGGGCTGGATGATCTGTGCACGGCACTGACGGACGTGAATGTTGAGGCGCAGAAACTGCCGCAGCGGCATTCGGACCTTTGGGAGTTGTTCAAGGAGGTCCGCAACCGGCGTGATGAGGAAGCATACGAGCTTCTTCTGGCCGACGAAGTATTACGCGAGAAGTTCTACGAACGGCTGAGCGCGTTCTCGCGCACACTGGCGATCGCGTTGTCATCGGCCGAGTTCCTTGAAGCCACACCCGAGGACCGCCTGAACAAGTACAAGACTGACCTGCGATTCTTCATGAAGCTGCGCACCTCGGTGCGGAAACGGTATGCAGAGGTAGTGGACTTCAAGGAGTATGAGGCGCGCATCCAGAAGCTGGTGGATCAGCACGTGGGCACCGGGGAGGTGGAGACGATCACTGACCTGGTGAATATCTTCGATGCCGACGCGTTCGCCAAGGAGGTCGAGAAGCTGGGCAGCGCGGCATCGAAAGCCGACACCATCGCGTACCGCACCAGGCGAACGATCCATGACCGGATGCAGGAAGACCCGGCGTTCTACCGGCGGTTCTCGGAGATGCTGGAGGATGCCATCCGCGCGTTTCGCGAGCAGCGGCTTTCAGATGCCGAGTATCTGCGCAAGGTCACGGAGATCGCCGAGAAGATCAAGAACCGCACCGGAGACGATATTCCCGGCGAGTTGACCCACCGGGATGTAGCCAAGGCGTTCTTCGGGGTGCTTCAAGATGCATTTGCAGGGTACGCCGCCGAGGGGTTTGAGCCGCGATCGGCCAGTACCACGGCGAGCTTGGCCATTGACGAGATCATCCAGCAGAACCGAATCGTCAACTGGACGAACAACACCGACGTGCAGAACCGCATGATGGGTGCGATCGAGGATTACCTGTTCGACCTGAAGGATCAACACGGGATCGACCTGACGTTTGAGGACATCGACCGGATTCTTGAGATGGTGCTGGATATTGCCAGGACACGATATGCCTGAGTCATCCCCCCAGATCGTGCTTCTGGAACACGCGGGGGAGCAAATCTCCGTATCGGTTGAGTTCAGGGATCGGGATCGCCTGTCGATCTCGGTCCATCCCGATGGCTCGGTAACCGCATTGGCTCCGACAGGCCGATCCCTGGTCGATGTGCTGACGCATCTGAATCGCCGCCGATCCTGGATCACCAGACAGCGCCGCCATTTTGCGAGATATCAGCCGCTGCCGGTTGAGAAGCGGTATGTGTCCGGCGAAACCCACCATTACCTCGGTCGGCAATACCGGCTGCGCGTGTGTCGATCTGATGACACCGCTGTGAAGCTCGTGGGCAGGTTTTTTAACGTACAGGTGCCAACGCCCGCGAGACCACAAGTGATCGCTGCTGCCTTGGATGCGTGGTATCGATCACACGCCGAACCGATCTTCCACGAACGCATGAAATGGTGCCTTGCATCTGCCGCCTCGCTACGACTGGCGGACGTCCAACTCAGGATTAGACCGATGAAGAACCGATGGGGCAGTTGCTCGAAAGGGGGCATGATCACCTTGAACCTGGACTTGGTGAAGACTCCGTTGCACTGTGTCGACTACGTGATCATGCACGAGCTGTGCCACCTGCGCATTCACGACCACAGCCCGGCCTTTTTTCGGATGCTCGGGCGCTGCATGCCGGACTGGAGGCAAAGGAAAGCGCGGTTGGACTCCGTGGTCTTGCAGTAAGTGCGTGGCTAATTGAGGCGTGGCCCCGGTCGAGTCGAGCGAACAACATGTTTTCAGTCATCGTTCTCGTCGTCGGGGAACAGTTCATCCTCCGGAATAGTGAGCAGCACAAGCAGCGTCTGCGTCGGCGGGACGCCGAAGAAATGCTCGTAGATGGGCGCACGCGCCGCTCTGTCATTGTCGTAGGTCTGACACCAGTCGCGGGTGAGCGCCTGCCCCTCGTTGTCCAGCAGGCACCCACCGGCAAATGCATCCCACTTCACTCGGGCCGCAGGGGGCAACGCGCTGCCGCGTGACCGTGGGTAGCAGCCGCCCTCGATCATCGCCTGGGAGTGAAAACTGAACGCGACGCGACCATCTCGCACGCCAATCAGAGCACACGGGAAATCCGACAGCTCGACGCCGCGCCGGGCGGTGCTCGTGATCGATGTCTTGAACTCGCTGGCCCAGCGTTCAATATCCGCGAACGACATCTCGCCGTCATTCACCAACGGGCGCAGCAACTTCGACGGCATCAGCAGTCCGGCGGCAAACGCATCGGCCTCCGTCTCGATGGTGCGGTCGCTCAGGAACTCGCCCTTGGAGGGGTGCGACTTACCCGTCCGCAGCAGGTACGCCCGGTGCCGATCGATGAAGTAGTGCCCCAACTCATGCGCAATCGAGAAACGCGTGCGCGGATGGTGCTCGCCATTTGGCTGGCGGTCGTACTTGGTGTTGAAGAACAGCAGGAAGCGGTTCTTGGATCGGTGGTATTCCAACTGGCCGTCGAAGCGATCCCGGAAGTCTGCCCCCTTGGCAGTGAGCAGCGGCTTCTCGCTGACCGCAATCGCCAACGGGTCGATGGGCGCGGAGTCGATGTGCAGTGCGGCTAACACATCGGCCGCCTGCTCAATCGCCTTGTCTTGGCGGTTCCTGATCTCCGCCCATTCCAGTCGCGTCTTCTTGCCCATTGTCGTGCCCATCCTCAAGCGCCTCGCGGCGCAGTTGATCGAGTAGCTCGTCGGTCTCCGAGTCTGCGTCGCCTTCGTTCCGGTTGAGTTGCAGCACATCCTCTGCGATGGATTCACTGTCGAACTCTGGGAGATCGAACTCCGGCGTGGCCGGGGTCCAATCGGTGAACTCGCCCGAGGTCACGCGGTCGATGATCTCCTCGATCTGTTCGTCGGGGAGCTTCTCATCGGTGAGCGACTCGAACTCCTTCTGCGCCTCCTCCGGTGTCATAGGAGCGTGACCCGTGCGTCGGGCCAGTCCCTTCGCGATCTCCTGCCAGAATTTCTCGGATTCGGGCTTCATATTCATCCCCTCTTTCCAGCGGATTGACGCATCAGCTCGACCACCCGCTTCTTGAGGTTTTCGTGCGCCTTGTTCCGCGACACGTAGATGCTGCCGATCGAATTGCCGCGGATTTCCGCCAACCGCTGCGCGTCCGCCGTTCCGTCCGCGGCCAAGTCGGCCTGAACGATGGTCTTTTGGAGTGCGGGCAGTGTGTCGATGGCTTTGAGGACATGCTCCCAGCGCGGATCGTCCGGGCCGAAGAACTGGGCTGTCTTATCGTTCTCGCTGCTCGGGTCAGCCGGATCGAAGCCGTCGTCGTATTCTCGGTTCTTCGAGCAGAAGCTCATTTCTCGACGCAACACGCTTTTCGCCGCATTCTGGACGATACGGATGCACCAGGATGAAAGCTGGCCTTTACCCTCGTCGTAGCGATCGGCGCAGTTCCAGATATTGTGTATCGCCCAGTTGAACGCCTCGTCGCGTTCCTGTTCTTGAAGCACGTGGGCGTAATACTTCGTCAGGTATGCCTTCATCCGACCACCGTACCGTTGCAGGAACAGGCGCAGCCCTTCCTGATCCTTCATGGCCATCATGAGGGCGATGTCTGAATCGCTCACAGTGACTTCACCGTCTGGCATCACGTCACCTTCCGCTGTCGTACTGACTACGCGGCCCCCTTAACTGGCGGACCCATGAATTTTTCTGGCGGCCCCGGTTAAGGCGAAGGGAGTCGCCTGGCGTAATCCTTCCGAGAACCGGACGTTCCGGTCTCAATAGAGGATCGCCGCTACCAAAATAGCCGCACAAGTGACGGCTGGCTAGCGGGATAGCGTGACGCGGCCGCCCCGCGCCGTGCCACGCCCAACACGCGGGGCAAGGAGCCACACCGATGGCCAAGCCGTTCGAACCCCGAAAAGTCCTCAAGCAAATCTCCAACCCGCTGCTCCGCGAGTTCTTCCGCCGGCGCGGCGAACTGGATGATGTGCCTTGGGACGACCTGAGCGAGCACAAGATCGATGCGATCTTCGAGGCCTGGCAGGCGTTGGACGAGCCGAAGAAGCTCGAGGTCCAGGTCATCCTCCGCGATGTCTATGAATTGGCCGACCATCGTGGCCGCGCCGTGCTCGCCGAGGAAATCCTCTGGCGTTGCCCGGAACGCGCCGCCGAGTTCGAAGCGCAGATGAGCAAGGCGGACAACGCGATGTGGGTCTACCTGAATGTCCATGAGGCCTTCGATGAGGCGGCGATGTTCGCCCGCGCTGATGCACTGGCAGCCGGCCGGTACTGGAACCGCCGCAACAGCCTGCCGAAGAAGACAATTGTCGTCGACCAGCAGATGTGCGACCGTCTGGCGGAGGCGCTGACCTCGTACTACGGGCCGACGCAGATGCGTGGGCGTCATTGCCACATCGCGCACTACCGCCGGTCTGGGGGTGGCGACTACTTCTTCGCCTACCTCGACGACTACCCGGACAAGCATCTGGTTTTCGATGGCAACAGTGATCAGCCCATCGTGCGTGCCGATCGCTACGCGTTCGAGAACGTGTTCGTCTACAACGAAGGCGACGGTTCGATGGAGCTGTACGCCGAAGGCGGCAAGAAACTGTGGGAGCCGCTGCAGACTGCGTTCTGCGAGGCGGTGCTGGATGAACAGATCGATCCGGCTGATCCCATGCGGCCGGCATACCAGCTCGACCATCTGCTCACGCCCGACTTTCCGCTGCCCATCGATCCGGCGGACGGTGTGGAGGAAGCGCGGATCACGCTGCTCCGCATCGCTCCGCCCGGTTGCGGCGGGTACATCGAGATCAAGGCCGATCTCAAGGGAAATCGCAACGACATCTACCGCAAGATCGAGCGATGGCTCAAGGCCGGCGTCGCGGTCGAAGGGGCGCGTGTCGTCAAGGCGTCCTTCCTCCTGAAGTTCCAGGGCAACGGGCACGGCCGCCAACCGACGATGCCTTTCGATGTGACGCCCAACTCCAGCAACCTCAAGAGCAAGCCCGATGAGCAGCGTGAAGTTGCCGATCGCTGCCTGAAGCTGTGGGAGGTAACGCAAGATGACGCGCAGTGATGTGTTCGCGGTACTGCTGAACGCGCTCGATGATGTCGGGCGCGTGTTCGATCACGATGACACCTCCCGCTGGCCGCCGGGCAAGTTGGAGGCTTTGAAACACCTCGGGCTGGTGCGTCAGGCCCCCAGCGGCCTCCACGCGCCATGCCCGAACTGCCACGAAGCGCACATCGAGCCGGTCACGATTCGACAGTCCTCCGATGGAACGGCGCGGTATTTCATCCGATGCCCGGAGTCGATGCGCGTCGAAGTGACCGCTGAGATGTGCATCGGGTGGCAGGTCGACGGCGACGGTCTGGCCAAGGCCGTATCCGCCGCCATGGACCTGAAGTCCGTGCCGAAGGCGATGGTCCCCGGTCGGCTCTGGCGACTGGGGCGCACGCCTTGGAAGAAGACAACGCGCGAGGTGGTGTTGGCGACTCGACTAGGCGACGCCGATGCGGCATCGGTCACGGCTCATCTAGGTTCAGGCGGACGGGCCATTGTGTTCGTACCTGGTGAAGCGCCGGACGAACGAATCTGGCCCGGCCATGTGCCGGCGGTCGTCGCACTGTCGCGGGTCACGACATTCACGACGCAGGGCATCGAACTGGATGTGACGGTGATCAGCGAGACCGTCAGGGACGCCGACGCCCGAGCCGAGGCACGCTCGTCGCTGCCCGTTGATCCTGAGGTGAAGAAGCAAACCGTTCGCCGGCAGGTGACGGCGCAACTCAAGTCGAAGGATTGGGACGACGTCCTGGCCGCGGCATACAAGCAGCACGGTTCGTACCGCAAAGCGGCAGACGCGTTGACGGATCAGACCGGCGAACCGATCACCAAGGACAAAGTACGACGCGCGGTTGAACGACGCGGGGGCATTGCCGAAGTCATGGAGGATTCAGACTCATCCTCGGTCGCCAGGACTGTCGCGTCGCAACGCCGCGACAGGCAGAAAAAAGTTCTCACTTACCGTTAGTCAAGGCATTCCAGTCACTTACCACGCTTCAGGCGGGCCTCGCGTCCGCCTTTTCTATGCGCCAACCGCGACACCCGGGGCGACGGTCGAGGCCGGATCGGCTCAAAACCGGTCAGCCCCTACCGCACCTGTGATTCTCGCGGCAAGGTGTCGCGGCACAGACCGATGATTGTGCGTTCGGCGGCTGGTCCGGGAGCAAATCGACCGGCCTCGAGGTAACCATGGCCTCGAGCCACGACGTCGTTTCGAACCCGTACGCACAGTCTCTCATCCGCATTAAGGCCCGTCAGCTTTGCCGGCGTGCCGACTTCAGCCGATCGGATCTGGAGGACCTGCATCAGGAGATGAAGATGTATCTCCTGAAGGTCGGGCACCTCTTCGATCCGAGTCGAGCCCGCGTGGAAACGTTCATCGCACGCGCGATCAACTCGTGCATCGCGATGATCCTGCGGGACCGCCGGCGCGACAAACGCCGGATCGATGTGGAGCGCGTCTCGTTGGAGAGCACCGAACTGCCCGGCGACAACGAGACCTTCAGTCTCTGGAGCGAGATCAGTACCGACGATCTGTTCCGCCGGACCGGCAAGTTGCCCGCCGATCCCATCGACGCCATCGATTCCCAAGACGCCTTCGCGTGGGCCATGGACCGGCTCTCTGCTGACGATCGCGAGATCGCCGCGCTGGTGATGGAACACGGCAAGGCGGGCGCTGCCCGCCAGCGTGGCGTGTCGCGTCGGCAGATCGACAACGCGCTGAAACGCATGCGGGAGCACTTCGAAGACGCCGGCTTGGGTGCCGCGTGACGTTGTGACCGTCGGACGCCGACAGGGACGGCGGCATACATACCCAGTGCCCCGGCCCCCGGAAGCAAACACCGGAAGCAAACCCGGAACACGACGGCAAGGACGCCATCGGGTGGCCCGCCAGTGGAGATGGAGTTCCTTTGGCGGGTCACCCCGGGCCCCCGGCCCCCGGAAGTGTGGGATGTCGGCCGACAACTTGTGCCCGATCACTTGGAGACCTGCGATGACCATCGACGTGTACCGCATCACGATCAACTGTGCCGCAAAAGTCAGTGACGCAGAGCAGACGCTGCACCTGGCGATCCTCGCCGCGGAGGGTCTGTTCGGCGAAGCCCAGGTGCGGATGGACATGGCCTACCACGTCGATGAGCCGCGCCAGACGCTGAATATCGACGGCTCGACCGCCGTGGGTCGCGCCGTGCTCCGCATCTTCATCGCGCTGCTGCTCCATGAAATCGGCCGCGAGGCCTTCGCCATCCGGCGCGTTCCACAGATTCACCGCTCACCCCTGGGGAAAGCCGCATGAACGGGTCGCCCGATGACATCCCGCTCGTGCGACTCGGCCAGGGGGACTATGCCCGCGACATCTACCCCGCCCCCGCCCCCGCCCCCGGAATTGGCCCGCGGAACACCAACCACACCACGACGCCCATGAACACCACGACTTCCACAACCCCCGGAAACAACCGCGACGTCCTGACCTACTCGGCGCTGAATTGCTTCCGCAACTGCCCGCGGAAGTACAAGCTGCGGTACATCGATCAACTGCGGCGTCCCGAACGGCCCGATGCCCTCGCCTTCGGCAGCGTGATTCACGCCGCACTCGAGCAATGGTATCGCACCGTCGACGACGCGCACCGACTCTTGAAGGTCCTCGACCTGATCGATGACCAGTTCCCTGGCCGGGCCAACGATCCCGAACAGAAGTACCGCTGGCATCTGGCGCGGGCGATGTTCGAGGGATACGCCCAGCGCTATCCGACCGAAGACTTCCAGATCGTCGAAATCGAGAAGGAATTTACCGCAGAGATTCGCAATCCGGACACCGGCCGGCCCAGCCAGACGTTCATCATGGCCGGCAAGGCCGACGGCATCGTGCGCCTCGGTGGCGAACTCTACCTCTTGGAACACAAAACCGCATCGGCCATCACCTCCGATTACCTCGACCGCCTGTGGACCGACACGCAGATCGCGTTGTACTGCCACTACCTGCGCGAGATCGGCTATCCGATCGTCGGCGTGATCTACAACGTGCTGCTTAAGACGCGCCTCAAGCAGCGCGAAGGCGAGACGCTGGAAGAGTACGAAGCCCGGCGTGCGGCGCTGGCCGCGAAGAACAAGTCCGGCCGCTCGACTGCCAAACGCCAGCCCCCGGAATCAGACACAGAGTTTCGGGGACGCCTGGCGGATTGGTATGCGCGGCCTGAGGCGTTCCATCGCGAGCGCATCTATCTGTCAGCCGATCGCATGGCGATGCTGCAGGAAGAGGTCTGGGAGATCACGCAGCAGTATCTCGACGCCCGCCGCCGGGGTAAGTGGCTGCTCAACACCTCGAATTGCTTCAGCTACCAGCGGGCGTGCGACTACCTGCCGCTGTGCCAGTCGGGTTTCAGCCCCAACGTGCGCGACAACCTCTACGAGGTCGCCCCGCCCCACGAGGAACTGGCGGAACTGACCGTCGGCGCGACCGACGGCGACTGGTGAATCTACTACCCCGTATGCCCGGAACTCTGGCGACTTTCGTAGCCAACTTCCGGAGGGAGACCACGACATGACTGTTGCATTGCCCTCGAACAAGACGACCCCCTCGGGCGACCTGTCGACGAAGACCACCCTGATCTACGGGCCGCCGAAGATTGGCAAGTCGAGCTTCGCCGCGCAGTTTCCCGACGCATTGTTTTTCGAATGCGAGCCGGGCCTGGGCGAGTTGTCGGTCTACAAGGTGCCCACCTACAACTGGTCCGACCTGCTCGATGCGTGCAAGCTGGTCGCCACCGGCAACCACCCCTTCAAGACCGTGGTCATCGACACGATCGATAACGCCTTCAAGTACTGTACCGACCACGTCAACGCCAAGCACAACGTCGAGTACGAGGGTGATCTCGATCACGGCAAGGGGTGGGCGTTCGTCAAGAATGAATGGCACCGGGTGCTGACGCGCCTGGCCAATCTGCCGGTGGGCCTGGTGCTGATCAGCCACGCGACGGACAAGCAGATCGAAACCCGCACCGGCAAATACAGCAAGACCCAGCCATCCCTGCCCGACCGCGCCCGTCATGTCGTGTTGGGCCTGGTGGACATGATCCTGTACTGCGACACCGTGTCACGCCCGCGAGCCAACAGTTCGGGGGGCGGTACTTCCGGGGGCGGCACTTCCGGGGGCGGCAAGGGTAGTGAGATCGTTCGCATCATCCGCACCAAGCCTCACCCGACCTACGAGGCCGGTGATCGCACGGGCCGTCTACCCGAGGTGATGCCGCTGGATTTCGCCGCGTTCGCCAGCCACTTCGCCACGCCGGGCAAGTCCGACGGCGCTGCGCCCACCGCACAACCGCAACCTTCCAGCAAGGAGTAACTGCCATGACTGATCCTTCAATGACCGTCACGACGACCAACGAACCCGCCTTCGATCCGGCCAACCCCGCTGGCGCGACGCCGCCTGTGGCGGACGGTGCCGGCTTCGACGCCAGCCCCGCCGAGCACGAAGCGTTCAATGACCCGACTCCGGGGCCGGGGGCGGGGGAACTTCCGGGGGTCAGCGATCTGAGCGTCTTCGATGACGAGTACGACGAGGCCGAGGTGCCGACTTACGAGGAGGTGCCCGACGGCAAATACCAGGTTCGCGTGCAGCGCGCGGCGCTGGGCACCAGCCAGGCAGGCGACGCGATGCTCAAATGGGACCTGGTGGTGTTGTCCGGTCAACACGCAGGCCGCCACGTGTTCAAGAACGCGGTAATCACGCACAAGTCGCTGCCGTTCGTCAAGGGCGATCTGCACACGCTTGGCGTGCAGTTGGGCAAGTTCAGCGACCTGCCCAATCACCTGGAGGCGCTACTCGACCAGACGCTGGAGATCACCAAGCGCACGCGCGGCGAGTACACCAACGTCTACTTCAACCGGCGGCTCGAAGGCCTCTCCAGCGAAGGCTTGGGTCTGGCCAGCGATGAGCCGACGCCGTTTTGAGTGATGCATTTCAGCGACGTTTGGTTGATCGGCTCCCGTTCAAGCCAGCGTCAGTCGTGGGGCCGCCCCTGGCCTCGTCTCCCTTCCGGGGTCCCGGAGGTCTCGGGGTCAGGGGTCGGCTTTTCACACGGAACGCAGACAGCCTGCAAAGCGGACGCGCCCATGGACTTTACGATCATCATCGATTCGCGCGAGCAGCAACCGTACTCGTTCGACTGCTCCACCTCGGTCCGCAAACTCGAAGCCGGCGACTACTCGGTTGCCGGGCATGAGCATCGCATCGCGGTGGAGCGCAAGAGCCTGCCGGACTTCGTCCACACTGTCATCCACGACGCACCTCGTTTTCGCAACGAGCTGGCCAAGCTGTCGGCCTGCCCGTTCGCCTGCGTCGTCGTTGAGGCTGACCTGGACCAGGTGCTGCGTGGCTTGCGCCAGTCGGACCTGCGACTGGTGACGCCGACGGCCGTGCTGGGTGCGGCCTTACACGTCGCCGTGCACCACCGCATCCCCGTCTACTGGTGCGGCAGTCGCCAGGCCGCCTGCGCGTTCACCGAGGCGTTTCTGCGGATGGCTGTGCGTGAGGGGGTGGCGGCGTGAGTCAGACGATCCACGGCACGGTCGTAAAGACCTACTACAGCGACGCGCAGTTCTCGGCGGGCGTGATCGCCACCGACGACGGAACACAGGTGCGGTTCCGCGGGCGGATGTATGCGGCCGAAGGCGACCGGCTGTCGGCGATCGGGCAGTGGACGGTGGACCCCAAGTACGGCCATCAGTTCGAGATCAAGCAGCTCGACTATGAACTGCCGCAGACCCGCGAGGGGTTGATCAACTACCTGTCAAAGCACCCGGCTTTCGTCGGCGTGGGTTTGAAGAGCGCCGAGCGGATTGTGGACGTACTTGCGGATGGTGAAGACCTCAGCGAAGCCCTGCGCAGTCGGTTGGATGATTTCGTCGCTGCGGGTGTACCGCGCAAGACGCTCGAGGCCTTGGCTGAATCGTGGAACCAGCACGCCGGGGAGAATGCCGTCCGCTCTTACCTCGCGGGCTTCGGCCTCACCCCGCACCAGATGCAGACGCTGCTGGAGAAATTCGGCACCAGCATCGTCTCGATGCTCAAACACGATCCTTACCTGCTCATCAAGCACCTGGCCGGCTACGGCTTCAAGAAGGTCGACCAGATCGCCCTGAAGCTCGGGATCGCCAAGACGCATCCGGGCCGGATCGAAGCGGCGCTGTCGTACTGTGTCGCGCAGCAGATCGATAATGGCCACACATGGACCCTCGGCAGTGAGCTGGTGACGCAGGCGAACGAGGCGTTGGTGATCGACACGCTTGACAGCCGCGATCTGATCCAGGCGGCGGGCAATCGGCTGATCGCCAGCGGCGACCTGATCGCCGACGGCTGCGCCGTGACGTTGCCCTGGCTTTATCGCGCTGAGCAGTTGATCGAAGCGGCGCTCCGACACGATCAACGAGCAGACGACGAGATGCCCGACGTTTTGACCTGTCGTCCCGAGGACGATCTCAGCGATGATCAACGCGAGGCGTTCGAGACGGCGGTCACCAATCGCATCGCCGTGATTTCCGGCGGCGCGGGCACCGGCAAGACCTACGTGGTGGCCCGACTGGCCCGCCGATTCCAGGAGGCGGGGCTGGTCGTCAGTCTCGCCGCCCCGACAGGCAAGGCCGCCAAACGCATCGAGCAGTTGCTGCGCGCCCACGGCGTCGATCTGTCCGCGTCCACGATCCACCGCCTGTTGGGCTACAACGGCATCGAGTACCGCGAAGACATTCTGCCGGCGGACGTGGTCATCATCGACGAGGTGTCGATGGTCGACGTGCCCCTCATGGCCGAATTGCTGCGCCACATCGACCCCCGGAAAACCCGCCTGATCCTCGTCGGCGATCACAACCAGTTGCCGCCAGTCGGCCCCGGCAACGTGCTGCGCGACTTGATCCAGCACAACCTGGTGCCGGCGACAGTCATGACGAAGGTCCATCGCCAGGCCGGCGTATTGAAGACCAACAGTGTCGGCGTCTTGAAGGGTCAATTGGCACCGACTGCCACCGACGACCAGTCGCGGTGGGTGGTCGCCAATCGCTTCCGCGATGCCCAGGCCATCAAGCATTGGCTGCGTGACCTGGTCCTGACGGACATCCCGAAGCAGTTCGGATTCGATCCCGTTCATGACGTACAGATCATCACACCGGAGCACCGTGGCCCGTTGGGCACACGGTCGCTCAATCAGATGATGCAGTATCTGCTCCGCCCCCGGAATGGGACGTTGGAGGAAAGCAAGCCCGGGCGATCACTTCCGGGGGCGGGGGATAAGGTCATTCAGACGCGCAACGACTACGAGCTGGGCGTGATGAACGGCACGATCGGCTTCGTGCGGGAGGTGGGCAAGAGCGGATTGGTGATCGACTTCGAAGGCAAGGACGACGTCGAGGTCGACTGGAACAAGGCCAAGTCGGTGGAACTGGCGTACGCCCTGACGGCGCACAAGGCCCAGGGTAGCGAGTTCCCTTGCGCCGTGGTGCTGTGCCACAAGTCGCATTTTTTTGCGGACCGCAACTGGCTCTACACCGCAGTGACCCGCGCCGCCCACACCTGCGTGCTGGTCGGCGATGACTACGGGTTACGTCGGGCGGCGGGTCAGGTGCGGAACATTAAGCGACGGACCTGGTTGAGTCTCTGGGCGTCGCGGTCGCAGCAGTTGCAGGAGGCTGCGGCATGATTCCAAAGCCGATTCAGTCCAAAGATCACGTCCTGACTGACCACGGGTCGCCACGTCAGAGTCCGTACCTCTCCGCGAGCGCCTCTT